ACATGTAGGGCATACGGTTTTCATGTGCCAGACCACCTCCTATTGTGTCTTCCGACACTGTATGGTTGTGGCCCCCGGCAGCGCTGGTTGTGCCGCCGGCGTTGCTGCACATTTGTCCGCCCGTCCCAGAATTTAAAAAATACGACGTTGTTTGTGCAGCCGTAAATGTGTGCGTATGATCTGGGGCGGCTGTCAACGCCACGTTGTGTTTGTGTGCTGGGATCTGTGTGATCCCCAACGTGACTTCCTCGGCACCGCCTGCCGCTCCGAGCAGGTAATCGGTATCTACGCCAGTTGGATCAGCTCCGACGACAACTTTACCCACCTTATTTGGCAAATTAAATGTAGTTGTTCCGTCGCCGACACCATATCTGGTCCCGATTTTTGCAAAAAGCGGTGCATAGGTGGCCCTCGATACTGCGGACCCGTCACACAGTAGCCATCCCGTGGGAGGGGTAAAATCGGCACCGATGATTTGGCACCCGGTTGGCACGTATGCGTTTGGATCGGTTGCCTGTTGGAGATCGTATACTGCGGTGTCCAAAATCGAGAAATTGTTTGCCACGGCTGGTCCCCACCCCTGCTCCTGTGGGACGGGAAGGTACATGTGGAGATGTGTTGTGTATCCCATGTATTATGGTTCAGCCATCTGGGAGAAAAAAGAGGGGTTCTTCATCAAACAATCCCGGGCCGCCCCATGCGTCGGTGCAGCCCCACCCGACTGACCCTGCTACCCACGCTGATGATACGTCGTAGTCTGCCGATATGTGCATCACCCCGGCTGCCTTCACACGCTGTATGAGATTGTCCACGTGAGACCAGTCTATAATCTTTTGCGGATTGTTGAGGAGCCTGACTGATATCGATGCCTGAGGGTACTCGACGACGTGCTCGTCGATGTAGATATCGTCCGGATCCATGTCAAGTATATATGCAACGGCCGTTTGCAGATCCTGTTTTGTGCCGGAACTGTTTGCCGTCGCGATGTCGAGCGGGATGCGCGACCGATATATATCATCTGTTTCGTCTGGTTGTCGCGATATGTTGTATCCTTCGCCCAAGAAGTCCAGCGCCCGTCCTGCCGCTGTCTGGATCTGCCCCGCATCGTATATGTCCTGGTGCATGATCGATACGATTTTTGCAGTCGCTAGGGCTGCTTGCATCAGTTTATAGACGGCCGATCCAGGGGTTTGACATATGGCGGTGCTAAACCATTTCGGTACGACTATATCATCATAGATCGGGGGGGCGTTTATGGGTCCCTCTATGTCAAACAGGATTATGTCAAACGGTGCGGTGGTGTCAAACGACATTACTCAGCTGCGGTGAGCTCTACCACACGTGTTTTGATGATGGCTGGCACAGTGTCCGGGATCATATCGATTGTTTTTGCACCACGGGATATCTGTTCTGCGTATGATTTTGCCATGCGCTCGAGCGCTGGCGATAATGCTGCCATTATACGCCACCCCCCATGATGACTTCCAGTGATGCCTCAAACGCATCAGTAGTCGCCTGTGCTTGAGCAAGTGATACGTCGTCCAGTGACGCTCTGACTGCCTCCCAGGTCTCTTTGGGCACTTCGATTGCGATGTAAGATACTTCCTTATACCCCTCCGGGGTTTCTTCCCTGGATGGTTCGTCTTGTGGGTCGGTAACGAGGGTTACGTACGTTCTACCGCTGATTGCGGGCGGGAGTTGCTCGTCGACTGGTATTTGTGCAGGTGTTCGTTGCATGATTCTAAGCCTTCCGGTACTTGTGGTTTTGCGCTGTGAGGTAATAAATTAAGGATTGGTCTGATGTGACGGGCATATAACCCTTGCCTGACTTTTGGTGTGCAGTGCAAAATGATGCCAGTATATGATGCCAAGATGCTGCGGTCTGTGTCGCTGAATGTAGCTGTGGTCAGTATATTCATCCTGATTTTTCTACAGGCTATGATCATGCGCTTGTAGGTAGATTTCCGCAATAATACTCTGTTGTGCCAGGTGCGATACCCCACAAAATCGATACCCCGGGCGGATATGGGGAATATCTGCCAATTGGATTTGATCTCCAGATTGAGATTGCGCCTCAAATACCATTCGATTTCCCTGTGTATCGCCCTGAGCTCGTCTTTTGTGCCTGCCAGGATTACCACGTCGTCCATATATCTGATGAAATACCGGGCGCGTAAGGTGTTTTGTACCCAGTGGTCAAAATCAGAGAGGTAGAGGTTTGCATACAATTGACTGGAGTGGTTACCAATGGGTAGTCCTATGTCTCCCGGAGCTGAGTCAATGGTGTAGTCGATCAGCCATAGTAATTTGGGGTCGGTCCATATACGTCGCATTTTTCCCTTCAAGACTTGCCTATCGATATTTGGGAAATATTTTCGGATATCGATTTTGTAGCAGTACCTTGTTCCTTCGGGGTCGTCTTTTAGATATTTACGGAGTTGTGATAGTGCCAAATGGATCCCGTGGCCTTTGATGGCCGCGTGTGTGTTATCAGTCAGTTTGTTTAGGACGCTGGGTTCTATTGCCTCTACCAGCGCCCTGATCACGCCTCCGTCTGACGTGGGTGTGTCGGGGTTCTGCGGGTCGATGAGATATACATGCTGAATGTGCCTTTGTTTTCCACGCTCGCAGATATCAAACTCATTATACCTCCCGATTTGATAGGTTTGGTTTAGTAGTGATTCGGACAAGTGCGCAGCCCGTTCTTTTGCCGTGTCCTTAAGTTTTTGCGTGTTTGGTCTTTTATTTTTACCCTTACATGCAAGTAAAATAGATTTTTCTATGTGTTTTGGGTTCGCTACATCGGCGAGTGTAAGTTGTTTATCCCTTTTCATGTCTGCAGGGATGCTCGGGCTTTCGTGCACATTATTTTTGCGTTTTGATCTTCGCACTACTAACCCGATAGTCGATGGTATGTTCCAGCAAGGGCTGAGGGATACACGTAGTATACTATTACATTTCCCTGTTGGCGGGCGACAATGTTGCTGTTCGAGTTGTCCACCGTATTGTTGACATTCGAGTAGAACGGGCCGCAATTCGCACCATTGTTGCGATTGCCACCGCGAATCAACACGACAGAGGGTAAGCACCCAACTCAACTCCTCATATCATACTTGTCACCCTAGGTGTATCCCTTTTTATTTGCGTGCTTCGGTTCGCTACATCATTTTTTCCTCTCGCTCCCTTCGGTCGCGATAGCCGCTTACTCAGCGGCTAAAAATCCCTGCAGGCGGGCGACAATGTAGCTGATCGAGACGTCCACCGCAGAGTTGACATACGAGTAGAACGGGCCGCAATACGCACCATCGAAGCGATAGCCACCGCGAACCAATTTGCGGAGTCCGACATCTTTGGAGAAGTAGTCACAATAGTGGTGTGTTCCATCAGCAGGGGAGCCAGTAACAATTGGCACCTGTGGCGCCCGGGAATCTGCAGACATTCTTCGGATGTACCCTGATGCTGGAGTCGGGAGCAATACTTCGTCGTAGTTATCCGGGCATATGGTTGGCAGTGCCTCGATGTTGAGGAAATCTTTGTTTGTGCGGTTGACCCAGTATTTGCCATCCTCGATCTTTACGAACCCATCGACATCTTCAAAGTAGTTCCCGTATTTGTTCCACACCCAGAACAGCATGACTCCTTTATCGGTTGCGGTCGTGTCGCCCTGGAGCATTCCGCCCTGGAGATCGAGGCCTTCACCCGATTTCAGGTATACATCAGAGGTTGAATTTCCATTTCCCACAGCCCCCTGGAAATTCAATGTTTTCAGGAAGAGCACTGAAAGGGATGTGTGGAGGTCGTCGGTGTGCATAGATTTCAGGCCGTAGGTCGCAGCTCCTTTCTTGGCTTCGGTAGTGTAACTGCGGTACGTGTCCTGTTTTGTGGAGGCTGTTGGGAATGTGTCGATTGAGTATCTCGAGTATAATGTGGATGATATCACTATCCCTTCAAACATGCCCAGGAACCTGTGTGCCCGCTTCTCGTCCCCATATCTATGTGCTCGCATGACATACGATGGGTCGGGCTGTTTTGAGCAGAACCTGTGTTCCTCGTCGTTCCCCACCCTGGTGATCTGTTCATATATCAGGTGCGAGATCCTGCAGCAGACGTCGCCGTCGAGCGGGTTGCCGCTGACGAGATCAAGAGGGGATGGGGTGGCGTCCGTGTAGAGGGCGAGGTTTGTTTTGTCGAGGTCTTTGTACCCAGCTGCGTTTGCCAGGAGTACTGATGGATTGAGTGTTGCATCGATGGTGGAGCTCCAATCCCCAAGGTCCCATACGCCGGTTTCTGTGTCCTTGTGTACTGGCGTCATGCCTGCTGCGGCCTCGATGTATTCCACTTTGGCGGCTGGACCTGACTCTGCGTCTATGATCCGATATCCGAAGATTGGTGCAGATACCACGGTGACGGATTTTGTGATGGCCCCCTGGCCGGCAGCATTTACGACAGTGAGAGATACCTGGTATATCCCGAATCCTGCGTAGGTGTGTGATGGGTTTTGCTCGGTTGACGAGCTTCCATCGCCGAAATCCCAGTATCTGCTGGTAATCGGTAGAGTGCCCGTTGTCGATGCATCGGCGAAGTTGATCGTGTTCGACACGGTTGCATCGTCTTCCGCCCATGTAAACTCCGCTTTTGGTGTGATGATGCCGCTGAGTTGCGCCGCGCCCACGGTAATTGCGTCAGATCCCCCCGCAGTATGCGATGATGCGTGGGGCGTTGGCAGAGCCTTATACTGTACGTATCCCGCTTCGCTGGATAGGTTGGCCTCATCCACGACGATGTACATGTACCCATCCGATGCCACCTTTACCGTGTCGCCGAGTTGGACTGTTGCGGTGGTCAGTGCAAACCGGGCCGTGTCGTCTGCTACTGATATGATCCGTTCCAGCGCTGCCTGGGGGATCCGAGCTATGTCAAACAGGCCAGTTGTGACCTGGGATGCATCTATCGATATTTCATCATCCCCACCGTTTTCGTGCTGGGTTGCGTGGATCGCTGGTGCCGCCTCGATCTGTTCGACGGATACCCCATGCGGGTTCTCGACGTTGGCGATGTGGTCGAGGATCGTATCCCACTCGGATTTGGTGAGAGCCCTCGTGACGATTGCGCCTGCGCCGAATGTTTGAGAGGTGTTGGGCACTCCGTCGATGACCGTCAGGCCGGTCAGGACGTTCCCTGCTACCTCAGCATACTGTACAACAACGTATCTGTTGCCCAGGAGTTCTGGATCTAATATGGTGATGATGTTTGGTCCAGCCGGGAGTTTTGTGGCGTCCCCGACGCTGATCGTTTCTGTCGATCCCGCAACGTATGATGCGGTCAGAGTGGTCACGGCGTTACCGCGACCTCCGGGAAGTATGTTAGTGAGTGTCATGTCATGATGTTGTAATAGTGATTGTTCCAGGCGTTGCCTGCTCGTTGTCCGCAATAGTGATCGCAGACCCTAGTGTTTCGGCGGTCTGTGTGGCTGTGGAGATTGTGAGCGCCGATATGGTGGCACCATCAGCTGCGGCCATTATGACTGCGATGATGGTGCCGTACCCAATGTCGACGCCCACCCCGATGTTGTCGAGATAGTCGGTTACTGCTGAGTTGATCTCCGCGGCGGATCCGGTAACAATGGCGGTGATGTTGATTGATACTGGGGTTGGGCGGGCCCATGATACGAGTATTCCCGCGGGTCGTGTGATCTCGATTGCTGTGGCGATCTCAGAGTCGTCGCCGCCGCGGATGTATGCAGATACTGTGTTGTTCGATGTGTCCTCACGAAGGTTCAGGCTTACGACACCATCTATACCTAGCAGAGCTGATTCGAGTGCCGATAATGTACCGCGGGCTGCCGCCTGATACGTCCGGATCCTCGACCGGAATGACGCATCTGTTTCTACATCACTGCCGCCTGAGATGTCCGTTGGGTTGTGCACCGTGTCGACTCCGAGGATCGGTGTGGTCAGCGCTGTGATCGCGCCGGCCGGGAGGTTGTAATCTCTGCCGGGCCTGGCGGATCTGATCTGTACGCTGGGTGATGCTGTATCTCCGATCTCTATCGCAGATATTTCGGTGGTCTCGTATGTCAGTGATCTGTCGGCTGTCGTGATTGTAGTACCCGCGGGGATCGTGTATGTTTGGGGCGCTGGTGTTGCGCGGGCAAATACTGCGTATCCTGTTGCATATGTCGCCTGGTTGCGTGTCATTTGCCGAGCATATGCAAGGTTGTCCAAGCTGACCCCGGAGGCGGTATGTACGTATCTGGAGTCATACACCCCCTCTCCTTCGGAGTATCCAATCAGTATCAATCGGGTCAGCATTTGAGCCAATTGCCCGAAAAACGACCAGCTGGATAAATCGATATCCTGCCCGTAGAGCATTTTGAGGTTGGACTGCACTACTTGTAACGCATCCGCATACGTCGGTTTTGTATATCCGGTGTCCAATACGCCCCAGGTGTCGATGGTCACATTGCTACCTCCAGAGATACCCCTACGGAATTCGTAAGCGTTACTGATGCTGACACAGCCATCTTTCTGGATTTACCTAGGGCCCCAACGGTGATGCTGTCTACAGACTGCGTATATGCATACTGCTGTATGGCGAGCCTCATGGCACCCTCGACGATGGCTTGGTTGCCCCTGGACCTTGCGAGATCCATCACATCATTGCCGAACATCGGGTCCGAGCTGAGCGAGCCCTGAGCAGATCTGATGATGACCGTGAGATCTTGTCGTGCTTTATCCGGGCCGGTGATGACCGGCACGCGGCCGAGCTCGTCGATGACAATGTCACCCCTGGAGTCCAGCAAAATCGTTTTGCCTATTTCCATGTATTCGAGGTCGGCGGCGCGGTAAAAAAGGAGGGGTTAGGAGATGGATAGATCGACCCGGTCCAACACGTCATGTTGTTTCGTTTCCAGCGATATCGCGACCTGTCCGTAATGCAGAACTATATCCGCCTGACATAATTCCGGGCTGTCGGAGGGGGCTATCGGTTGGCAATGTATCAATTTCATGTCGCGGGTTATGATCAGGTACGCATCGCGATCTGTTGACACGTCGATAATGAGCCCGCCGGAGACACCAAAAAAGATGTTGTTGATCATCAAAAAATTACGTGGTTTCTTTGGGAGCGTCGGTCTTTGCGCCGGCAAACTGTCTAGTGATATTACCACGAGTGATTTCCCATGTATGATATCCACAAGATACATAATAC